CTATTTCCTTTTTTATTATCCACCGCCTTCACCCGCATCCATAGTTTCGTAGGTCTGTGACGCATCCAATCCACCATCGTCTAGTGTAGGTGGTTTAACACCAACCCACTCTGCGACACTATCGTTGAAGTCGTCTACAATCTGTTGAAGAGTTATACCGTCATATTTCTCTAGAGTTTCTAAAGAACTTATAAGTATACCTTCTCCGGCGTCTTTCTGTGCTTGAGTTCTCGCATCTACTGGGTCATTCTCTTCCATAACAAGTAAAGAGTATGTGGGTCGTAGGTCTACGTCTATGGGTGTTGTCTGTATTTCAATAGCATAACTAGGTATTTCTAGTGGGTCTGTTGTATCCCCCGCTTTCAAATAAACTTGTGCTTCACTTAATGTCTGTACTTCCGCAGAAAGGTACCATCCAGCGGGGTGTACCATTTTCTTATAAAAACTTTGATAATCGTCTAATGACATACCTGTTTTCAAAAGAATTGAGAATATCTGATATTTTCTATCGTCCTGAATATACTTCAGAGACTTAGGCCCTATTAAAGAGTTGCCCGGTCTGTCATTTAAAATGAATATGTTATTCTTAGGGTACACGACCTCAACATCCTCGTCAAAGAATGCTTTAAAGAATTCATTCACCGATAACACAGTACCTTTAGCGCGATAGAAGTCTGCCAGTAATCGAGTCATCAACCTAGCGTCTTGCTGTGGATGAAATGATTCTCTTGTCAACCCATCACTTATCTCTGATATTAAAGTATCTAGGTCTATTAGGTTAACGTGCGATATATCACGAGCATTAAACAAATCATAAATCTGTTCACTGAATGTTGCTAATCCCTGTTCTTCCTGATACTCATAGTACTTCTCAAGAAATTCTACTAATCTTGGATATTCGCTTTGATAGAATTCAGGAAGTACACCCTTTACTATGGGAGCGTGGAAACTCGGTCGATAAATTTCCTTTCCAATAATTTGTGCCATTATAGAGAGACCCTAGTTGTACCATCATCTAATACAGCCTCTGTAGTTGATAATGATTTGTCTAGTGATATCACATAGTTACGTAAAGGTTTTACTGTACTCTGGTTAGCAGGTGTAGCACTTACTTTAATAGAACCGCCAACATAAGAATCTTTATCGATTGACAACGCAATCAGGGATACCTTACCTTTAGCTGGGTCATACGTACCGATGTTATCTATTTTAACTATATTATTCAGATCAACTAACTGTAGTCGAGTAGAACCTAGTTTGTTTTTAATGCTAACATTCTGTCCCTGCCACTTAAATCCAGTAGACGTTATGATATAGTCATCATTATCTGGGTTAGCTAATATAACTGGGAAGTTTAATGTCCAGTTTCTGGTTATTTCCGAAACAAGTTGACCTGTCGCGGATTCGATTGCCGCAATTTCTGTGGAGACTGGAATACGTTGCTGTAATTTAACATCCATTCTAGAGTTGATTATGTACTCTGATATGTTATCAATTTCAGTCAATAAGTTAGAACGTCTAAATGTAGAGTTAAACTTCTCTAAATTAGCTGACACAAAGTCATCTACGATGACATTCACCAATGCTTGAAGAGTTTCGACAGAAGAAATGTTTTTGGTCTGGTCTACTTGGAAAACTGTGCGCAATTCGAGGTATGTGGTTTCTGGGTCAACAAACTCAGTGTCGATAGACATAATAGATAACTTAGAAGTTAAGTTGTCTTTAATACTACCCTTAACAGTTTCTTGAGCAAACTCACTGATACCGTCAATAAAATTAAGACTTACAAATACCTTACCGTACTGTGGAGGTTCGTTATCGTTACCACCCCAACAGAAAACATCCTTGATAAAAGGTGAAAATTTCTGGGATATTAATGTACTATAGTCATTCGCAGTAACCAATCTTTGCTGTGAAGTAAACCCACGAGGTGCGTTCAACTTAATTGACGAAGTAGTTTCTCTTGCAGAACCTCCATTAGCTGGAGTAATCGTGGTAACATTAACTGAGTAAAAGTTACTCAAGTAACTAATTTGTGCCGTAGAGAATACAGACGCACCATTAGGTTCCGCCCCTCGTGAGGAACGGTACTTTATTTGTATACGGTTACCCGCAATAGGACTACTGCCTAGGATTCTACCACCACCAAAATAAATCTCATAGAACCCATTGGATGACTCACGCAACATAAAGATGTGAGAATTTCTATCAATAGTAGATACTTTGTCAATATTAGTGTAATTTAAACTATCTACACCAGTCCAGTCGCTAAACACTTGGACTTCCATACTGTCTGTATCAATCGTTGCGTCTTCAATAACATATACGTTATCGTCAGAAGCGTTACCTACTAAGAAGTTCTTAGTTTTAATTTCACCTTCATAAACGGTTATAAGTTCACTACCTGCTGCCGTCTGGAATATATACTGGTCACCTGACTTTCTAGAAGTATATTCGCTGGGCGTTTTAAATGAATATAGTATATCATCATACTGAGCAAATAATTCTGTACCTTTCGGTAAGGATATAATATCAGGCCCGTTGGGAATAACTACTGATATTTTAACTTCAGCAGATGACGCAGTTCGAGATTTAGGTACATACCCTAAAAGTTCCGCATGGTTAACCACCGAAGTACGAAGTTGTGCCGTAGTGATGAATGACTCATTGATAGCCATATTAGCAATCAGACCATTCACATGAGTGTTATAAGCGAGAACATCTAGTATGCTAGATAGTCCAGACGCTTCAAAGTCATAATCAGTAAACTCACCACTTTGCTTGTAGTAGGTCTTCAGTTTATTTTTAATGTTTACAAAATCGAGATCCGACGTTGATATAGGCATTTAGCGTATCCTCGCAATATTCACGTTCAAACTTACCTGCTCTAATGTACTGATAACCTGAAAGGTGATTGTTAAATCTAAAGAGTTATAATCGGGTGAAAATTTACTAACGACCCTTTGTAGTTTCGCTCGTGGTTCGTAATTATTAATAGCGTTGCGTACCATCGATTTGATATTATCGTCGTCAAACTCATCACCTAACTCAAATAACATACCTTCCAAGTTCGCTCCAAATGACGGAGCAAAAGGTTTAGACCCTCTGTTACACAACAAAAGATTCTTGACAGACTGAGCCACAGAGGAGGCCTCCGTCTTCTTGTATATATCTCCAGATGGTTTCACCGTAAACGAACAATCGATATCCGAGTTTTTCTTTTGAATAGAACTCGTGATTGGTCGAGTGGTAAGATTGCCATCTTCTATTGATGTGAGTTTTTTAACTGACATGGGCTTCCAACTCTTTTTGTAGTATTTATACAGTTTGCTAAGGCGCAACAATCTCAATCTTGGTAGGAATGCCGAGTAATTCCAAAACATCACAAAAACTTAGCGTTAATAGTTCTAACAACTTACCGAGTCCGATGGCATCAAGGAATTTTTTAATCTTTTTTATCCATATACTCAATAAATGCCATTGCCAGTTAAGCGCAAAGTCGCGAGCACCTTTCTTGAAGTTATCAATATCTTGCTCTGCGGATTTAACTTTTCCTTCCATGTCACCGCCTATGATATCATCATATACGTTGAAACCAAGAATTTCTATTTCTTTCAATTGGTCAGCAATCATCGCATAACCCTTACCTTGAAGTTTAGCCTTCTCAGCATCTAGGTCGGGTTCCGACATGCCTTCGAAGAATCCTTCAACTCGTTCTATTTGTTGATTGACTTCGGCAATCTTATCTTTAACTTCATCCTCTATCTGTTTGATAGTAGAATCTATCCATTCATTGATATCAAAGTTCAATAGGTCTGGGAGTGAAGGTAATCCTAATGCGTCCCAAATCTCTTTAAATTTTTTGATGAGTTTGTTAAACAGATCCCACACCAGATTGGTAACCGCATTCATCATTTCAGACTTGATATATTGCCAAGTGATTTTCGCTTTCCACTCGCGGCACTTTACACCGTACGTACCATCCCATGACCGGAGAGGTTCTGGAATTAATAGATATAGTTCGTCAAGTCTTTCTTCAATCTGTAGTTTGATTCGGGCCTGTTCTTCGTCAGTGAATATTTCTAAAAGGTTTATTTCAATCCCCATTATATTCAAATTGAAGTCAACCGGTAACAGTTTAGATATTAGTTCCGCGATCTTGACTGGGATGAATAATTGATAATCTTGAATCAATTCATTGAAGGCATCGTCCGCCTCCTTTTCCCAATTTCGAATCTTCCCTTCTTTGTCCCAATACGGAGCAAGTAAATCTGATACCTGTTCAATAGTAGTTTCTACTTCGGTAATAATATCTTGTAATTGATCTATAAGCTCTTGTGCTTCAGCATCAACCTCGTCGACGAATTGATCTTTAAGGTCGATTATATTTTGTCTTAATTGCGTTGGGATGTTAGATAACTTATTAAACTCTTTGACAATGTCCGCACGAGTAGGAGGGAATCCACCCTCGCACGGTATCTCAATTCCTAATTCTAATATGGAAAGTTGATCTACCGCTAACACGCTCAAGGTTTTTAATACATCTAACTGTCCTTTACTGACCGAAGATACTGACGCTATTGGATTAGGTGGTTTAATCTGTAATACCGGTGTATCTACTACCGGAAACTCTTCTGAATCAGCCATTAGACATTATCCGCCCGAGTTTAGTGTTATAAATTCGCTACCATTAATGTTTACTGTATTAGCAGACACCGAAACCTTACCGTGACTTCCACCCACAGTTAAATTTATAGAGACTGGTTTATCCCCATTTGCGGGTACATATATGGAGATATTACCATCCTTATCCATTTCATAGTACGCACCCCCTTTATGCTTTTCTTTGATACGTTCAGCGCCAGGCGTATCATCATACTCTTTATAATGTCCGGTCTCTGTCTCGTATACCTTATTGAGAGGGTAGTTCTCCTTTGCCTTCTCGTTCGTATCCCCTGTTTTGGGTACAGTACCAATCACCATAGGCAACTGAGAGTTCTTCCCGTCAAGGAACATACCGAACACTTGTGTACCCTTTAGGATACCTAGGTTCTGACCCTGTCCCTTATGGATACCCGTAGTGACAGGTACAACTATCTGGGCCCAAGGCAGGTCTTCGTCAGGAATTTCATCATATACACCGAAAACCCTAACCCTGACTCTACCCAATTTCTCTGGGTCGTCCTTTACATTGACAACCTCACCCATAAACCATCTAGTCTGGTCGCCATAAAAATCTATTGAATTCTGCGGTATCATTGATTGGTCACCTTTTCATCCGACAACTTCACACAAGTGAGTGTCGCTACATAATTTTCAGCTCGGAACGCATGTTTAACCCCGAAGATGAGAAAGTCACCAGACTTCTTCATATCAATTGAGGTGGTATCATTACCATCTTCGGTGTTTATATTAGCAAGAAATCTGAGTCTGATTTTTTTACCTATACTATTATTACGTCTCCCTTTCATAAACTCAATGAAATTAACACTAATAGTAAGAGGACTCTTTTTCAAAACATGATCCATGCTCTTATTAATAACACTTAGTTTATAGTTAGCAAAGTCATCACTTTGTGATAGTGAATTAAACCCTTCATACGCATCCGTACTACCAATCTGAGTAATCTTGCGACTCTTTTTCGTATTGAGTTCCGATTTTCTGAAATAATCTAGCGCATCCGAAGTATTAGATATGAGCTTGTCATTTTTTATTTTCTGTGTAAAGTCCTTATCAATATCAAATATACCCGAGACTCTTTCGTTTTTAGTTATATCCAGAAAACTATATTCACCACCCACGATACCTTCGGAAATCATTTTAAATAAGTTATCAGTATTTTTGAACTGATACCCTAGTATAGTACGTCGTCTGATTTTAGACTCATTGTCATTACCTTGAGGTATGTTCGCTTGTATATGGGCGAATGGTACGTCCGGATTAATAACATCTTGTTCCATCAGTGTTTTGAGGTCACTGAAGATCAACTCATCTCCGATAAGAGAAGAGTATAGGTAGAAAGGATATCCTTCCTTAGTACTAGAATTATTTTTTATCCAAGAGATTGATTCCATCGGTGTTAAGTTAGGTACAATCACCCGCATCTCTTGTTTATCAGTGTCAGTCGAAGATACTTTCTTATTAATCAAGTCACTGATAGACCCAATAATTTTAGACGGTTTTCCGGAATACTGACGGTTAACATTAATCATATTAGACTCGTAAGCGATATCTTCTATGAGATGAACTACAACATTTTCTACCGTATCATGACCTTTCTGCGAAAACAAAACTTGCGTTATATAAAACGTTTTGGCGATAACTTTAGCATCAAGATCATCAGTCACTATCAGTTCTACATGAACTTTCTCACCACCCTGTAAATAACCACTTGTTATAACATCTCCGCTATCAATGAAGGATAGTGTGCCGGTGAGGTAAGGTTTATCTAAATGCTCGAACACGTCAAGGTCAGTCACCGCATTTCGGATATCCACTTTTTTGTGTGAAGTGAAATGAGTACTTTCGATGAGAACTTTTTTAAATTCAAAAGGTGTTTTATGTTCGAGTTCACTAATTGCTGTCATAACTTACCCATAGAGTCTTGAATGGCTCGCACAACAGAATTTATATTACCTTTGCGAAGTACGCGTATTTGTTTTAATGATTCATTCTGTTGGTGATAGTGCTCTTCGTGAGTCACTTCTATATCATTAACTCCGGGCCCGAGGTATGGGTCGATGTCTATAATATTACCTTCAATATCAGTATAAAAACGAGCGGACTTGTGTTCGGGTTCAACTGTGTTCACAAGCAATGTTTCCAAAACACCTTCGTTATTGGTAGAATCTAATTGTTCACCGTTAGAAAAGGAACCCGATACCATCTTCACTACAACTTGCCCGAGCCGAACATGTCGATGTAGAACTTCAGCAGTACCGTTCGCTCCTTGGATGGTTTGGTGGGTCAAGAACTTGTTTACAATATCCTCACTCGTGTTTAACACAATGTAAGGATGTTCTTTCTCCACTTTCGCTTGTACCTGAGCATACGGTAATGGCCATCCACGTTCGCGAATCTCATCGTTCATGAAATAGAATGTCCAGTGTAAATTAGCATCGCCGTACAACTTATATGCTACATGATCAGGACGTTCGCCATCAGCAATGTAGTAGTCAGTATAGAATGAGGTAGCATCCTTAACGTTATCCAAAATATCAGCGTACGCAGTAAGATTTTGCGCAATGGAGCGATCAGCGGTATCGCCGAATCTATAGAATATTTTAGGGAAGTATTTAAAGTATGCCATTAGTAACCACCATCTCCACTTTCGTCTGTGCTTTCTTCAATATCTTCGCGACTTAATGTTCTGTCCTCTACCATTGTAAACGACAAGTCAATTTCAGCAGGAGTTCCGTCTTCATGGAATGCCATTGAACCCGCATTATAATTTACACTGATACTGCGTATGAAGGTATTGCGTAATTTAGTTCCGACTCGTACTGGAGCCGCACCCTCGATGTCTGGCATAAACCAACTCGATACATCGAATACCATAGGATACTTATAACCCGCACTTATACCATCTCCCACACCACCAATCATCTCAGGGTATGCGGATTTCCTAAAGATATGAATAATATTTTTAATTTCGTCAGCCTCTTTCTTACTCTTAGGAATAAACTTAAACTGAAACTGAAACTCACGTATTCCTACGTTTCTGAACTGAGTCCGTATGTTTGGATTAACAGATACCGCTCCAGCAATACTAACTGCTGATCCTGCGGTTTCATTGATTTTCTGCGCCCCACGCGCAAGAGCAAGTCTTGCTAATGCGGGAGTCTTTGCGCTATTGACCATATCTGTGATAGATTGTTTTCCACTAGTAATAGATTGCGCCAACGCGCCCATCGCGCCACTACCTGACGACAACGCTTGAAAACCGGCAGCACCAGCAGTACCCAAACTAGGTGTGTCATATCCAAAGTTATCTGTGATCACTAGAGAGACTGGTAAGTATAGCGCTACCACGTCACCCGTGTATTCGATGCTTCTCGCTACTACTTCTTTTGACTCTGTACCGGCACCGGATTCGGCAGCTTTCACTGCTTCCGCTTCCTCTTCATTTTTTGGTTTACCGTCACCTTCGTCTTCGCTTGGTCGGTTAAGAGCAAACATACTTTCGAACAACGCACCAAAGTCAATACCTTTAATGGTCGGTGGTTTAATTTCTTTTATGTGAAATAATACCTTAGACCGAGAATTTGTAGTATCTAGAGGATACTGCAGTATCTTTTTTGACTTGGCTGTGTTGTCTGTAGTGTCGGTAGGTTCTGTTTCTGCCATCGGAATAACTCTCGGTTATAAATACTTTTTACTATTTATACATAAAGTTACTAATGAAAACATACAAAGGCAGATACCAACCGAAAAACCCAGAAAAGTACGCTGGTGATGTGGATAATGTCGTCTATCGTTCAGGTTGGGAACGACATGTTATGAAATGGTGCGACGAAAGTATAGACATCGTACAGTGGATGTCCGAAGAACTTGTTATACCGTACATATGCGAAACCGATGGAAGACCTCACCGATACTTCACCGACTTTGTTATTAAGTACAAGTCTGGACGAGTGGTTATTGTGGAAGTCAAACCTCATAAAGAGACCCTGTTACCCGTACGTAAACAAGGTAAGACTAGACGTACTATATTGACCGAAGGAATGACATACATCAAGAACCAGTCGAAGTGGAAGGCCGCTAAGGCGTATGCTGATGACCGTGGATATCACTTCGAGATATGGACTGAGAAAGAATTGACCGCAATGGGTGTCATGCCCAAGTCCACTCAAAAGATGCGTACCAAGAAACCCCTGAAAAAACTTGCGCCCTTCCGTAAGAAAAAGAAATAGTTCCTGTATAAATAGTAGGAATAGATTTTAACTCAGGAACTTTATGTCTACAGTATTTAACAGACTAGAACTACAAGCATTCCGTGCGGGTATTACTCCTCGCACAAAGGAGTCGCGAGCATGGTTCCAACAAAAGATTAAGAATCTACGTAGCATCAATCGTGAAGCATTGATGAAAGAAGAACCTTTAAAGCAAGTGAGTACCGAAATTGTCGGTAGCATGTATATGTTCTTCTACGATCCGAAGCACAAAGAGACATTACCGTATTACGATACGTTTCCTTTAGTGGTCGTTGTCGGGCCCGCAGAAGGCGGATTCCTAGGATTGAACCTTCATTACCTACCTCCTATCTTACGTGCTAAGATGTTGGACGGGTTGATGGAGATTACTACTAACAATAAGTTTAACGATTCTACGCGATTCAAGATGACATATGAGTTACTTGCGCGAGCATCGAAATTTAAGTACTACAAACCCTGTCTCAAACATTATTTGAATAAACAGGTAAAAAGTAAGTTCGCATTGGTTCCTGCTCCAGAGTGGGAGATTGCTACATTCCTTCCGACAGCACAATTCCGTAAGGCGAACTCTAAGAAAGTCTACGCAGACTCTAAGAAAATGATAGGTGGATAACCAATGGCATCAATAGAAGATTTAAAGAGTAGACTTATTAGTCGAGGCGGACTAGCGTCTGCTAACCAGTTTGGTGTGGTACTACCATCAAAAGTAGGTATCACTAAATTAAGTGGCGCTAAGAATAATAACATATTGTGTAAAAGCGCAACGTTGCCTGGCAGACAAATTACTACACTAGATAGACAAATTGGTCTGTATAGTGAAAAGATTGCCAATGGATTCCTCGTAGAAGATGTTACGTTGACCTTCCATCTTCTGAACGATTATAGTGTTCGTAAATATTTTGATAAATGGTTGGGAGCAATGGTAGGGCATATGACACCCACTCCCCCCAAAGAACCTAAACCTCCCGCAGAAGGCGAAGAAGCTAAACCACCAGCACCAAAACCTTTATCGAGGGGTGCCATCGGGTGGAAGGACGATTACGTTGCGGACATTATAATACATCAATTAAAAAAACCACAGGTTCGTGTGGGGTTCGACC